CAGATGATGTTCGACCTATACCATTAGCACCCATATCCAATTTAATTTTATATGAGTCAAACGTGATTGGATTTGTTGCGGTTACAATACCAAGATTATGTGTTGTATTAATTCTTCGCAGTGAAACACCATTTAATTCATATTTTGTAACTAAGTCACCACTTACATAATTCTGTGAAACAGTTGAATCTTGTTGTCTAGTTATACCTGTTAAATTATTTCCAGAGAATCCAGTATATTTTATAATTTCATTTCTTATTTTTATATAGCCTGGATTAGTTGACGCAACACTAACATTTTCAAAAGTAGTAAAGTCTGATGTGCTACCAACAGATATTGAAGCAGTTGAGTCACTTTCATATGCAGTTGTCAATTTAGTTGGTGTTACATCACTCTCTGCACCAGAAATAATAACTTGGTTATTTTGATGATACATTCCATGATTTCTATGGTCAACAGTCACATGAAGACTGTCTGTCATAACTGTGATTTTACCGGATGGAATATTAGCACCTATGCCATTACTATCATCACCTCCAGTGATTGCACTTGAAACACCTGTAACACTAGAATACATTAAAGTTTTTCCAGTTCCAACCGCAAATTCACCTTGAACGTTATCAATAATTAACTCACTTGTACTACCGATTGATGCAACAGTTAGTCTTCCATTTATACCTAAACTTGTTGTAATACCTAATAAATCACCAACTTGATATCCTGCACCACCATCGCTTATTGTAGCAGAAACTATTGACCCATTATTGTAAACAACTGATGCTTTGGCATCTCTACCATTACCTGTTATTGTTGTTAAAGCAACTCCTGCTATGGTATGTCCAGAACCACCACGAGAGGAAACTGAAGCGTTTGCAGATGTATATCCTAAACCAGCTCTTGTAACACTTAATGATCCTGATGCAGCACCAGCACTTCCTACAAAATTACCTGATGCATTAGATCCTTGTTGAGTAATTGTATTACCTAGAGTTGGGTAAATGCCATTACTACTGAAAGCGGAAGACAGACCCACTCTTATTTTCTTAGATTCAAAGTTAAGAGAATCTGGTCTTAATCTTGGTATTTGAGCATTTCCCTCTGATAATATGGGACTATAAATCTCTACGCTACCAGATGGTTCAAATACTGCTCGATTTAGGGTAAACTTTAAATCCTCCCACTGGCTAGGTGTCCATGTAGATGCATTTTGTGATTTAAATAATGTTCCCAAAGCAGGTTGATTTGATACAAATTCATCAGTTACCAAATCATTTTCTCCAACTCTTGATATGAACACACGATATTTTGTCGATGCGGACAACATGCAAATTGCATATTCAGTTGCTGGAGATAAGTAGACAGGAGATTGGAAAGTGAATTTTGTTGGCACGGATCCGTTTGTAGATAGATTACCTTCTATTTGATCTGGATCAAGAAATACCCTAGAAAATGGTAATACTTTTTTACTTGGTATACCTAATTCAACTGTTCTTATATCTAATTGCACTGGTGTGTTTGTATCATCAGCTCTTTCAAAAAATACATCAACACTCGTTGCATAAACACCGGTGTTATCACTAACAAAAAATGTTTGAGCTAAAGGATCATCATCTTCCCAAATAGTATCAAGTAATACAGTTGAAGTTGTTTGTCCTGTCTGTACAGTGTCAACGCTTGTTCCGGTAAATGTTCTTACATTTCTTGACTCATTAAACTGTAAGTTTTCTACTTTTGCGTTTCTTACAGATATAATATTTTCTTGAACTGTTTCGAGTGTTCCAGTTGCATCATAAGTATCCTCACCAACAGTGGTCGCTGTTGTTATATTATTAGTAGGACTATCTGTTAATGTAAAAACTCTTTGTCCTGTTTCAAATTTATCATTGTTGTTAAGATTTGGATCTGGGATAAAGAAACTACCTTGAATAGAAGCAGCAAAATCGGAAATAAGTTTTACATCAGTAATTGTTGCCTCTGCACCAGATTCATTACCTTTTAGAATCATACCACTTGCAACTTTACCAAAATATGTTCCTTGTGGTTGATCAGATAATGATATTGTATCTACATTTAACGTTGTTGAAGTTGATGAGTAAGTAGACGGTATATTCGCAGTGTTACCGCTTGATGCAAGTTGAACTTGTCCCGGACTACCAGAATATGTTTCAAGTTCAGTAGGGCCTACTTCAGAGGTGTAAGGATTTTTAGCGTATATTCTTGTTGGTGCATTAAAAGGCCCCTCTTTATGATTCGATACCGCAACTCTAAATGTTATTCGTGGCAGATTTATTCCACGTACCTGACTACCCATTGTTCCAGTTACCGTTTCACCAACTCGGAATACTCCTTTAGTCATTGAAATTTGAAGGAGTTTTGGAACAATATGTTGTGTAACATTTTTTCCATCAAAAAATACATATAATCTAGTTTGTGGTCTAAATCCTTTACCTTCAAATGCAACATTACGAGATCTTATTATTGGAATAGCTTCTGAACTAACAGTTCTATCACCAACCGATTCCTCATCAAATACTTCTGTTATTAGTTGTCTTGATCCTTCACGTTGTTGATGTGCAATCTCAAAAGTTTCTGTGAAAGTGTCTTGAAATGTCGTTGTGGTTGTGGTTTGAAGTTGATCTGTTCTATCAGATGACATTGATTGATAATATATTTCACCAACTGATGTTTCCTGTCTGTTCTGTGTTCTTGTTGTAGTTTCAGTTCCAAAATGATAAGTTTCCCAACTATTCCAAACTTCCGCTGTTAGTCCTGTTTGTGGGTCAAATCCATCTGCTGCTTCGATTGTAGATGCGTAATTACCCTCAACGTTTATTATTTTAGCTTCTAATCTAACAGTATCTACCCAAGTATCAGTTGCTGGTATTAACTCAACAGATCCTCTCCAAAAATTTAACATGAAGGGAGTAACACTTTCAGTCCTTGTTCCAAATGGTTGATTTAGATATGGTGTTTCAGTATAATCCAAAGTCAATAAAGAACCAGTTTTTTTAATATTATTTCCTTCAGGTTCTGCTCCATTATAAATTGTGTTTTCACCCTCCACTGGGCCAATTTGTAAATCAATTAAATTGGTGTAGTGAGATGGTCTGGTCTCTTTGTTTCGAGTATCAATACTATTTTTTATTTTTAAACTCGTTTCTTGTGGTAAAAATGTTGTAAAATTATCAACAAAAAATCCTGATTTAAATTTATTTAATCCATCTTCATCAGATATGAATAAATTAGCAGTCGCTGTTTCAAGTAAAGTAAGTGCTGTATAATATTCAAGATTTTTTATCCTCTCTTCAAGTTTTCTTATATCTTGCATTCGATATCTTTTATGTTTCATGAAAGATAAAGAGGCATCTGAAACATTAAAAAGATATGGAGGTAAAGTAACTGTGCACAATTCTAATGAATCATCAATAGCTATGGGTGCATCAGGTTTTTCAGCTGGAGCACCATTTTGAACAACTAACTTTCCATTTTTAGTCACATATATTTTATCAATACGTCCTAGATAATATGAAAAATCAGTTAATATAGATTCATTTGAAGCTAAAATATTAGATGCAGAATTACCAGATCCATTTAACCCTCTACCCAAAAATTCTAAAGGAGATCTACTACCTTCAGTTACAGTATAATTAGAAACTCTTGGTCTGATATCAATCATGTCAGTGTTCCTTAAACCACCATACGATTGAACATCTTTTTTATAATCTAAAGAATTGTATGAATTATTTGTAACAATATCTCCATCATCACTGCCATCAAAAAATAAATTTTCAAAATAAATTTTTATTTTTTTTCTAGGTTCACTTGCATTTACTTTTCTTGTGATAAATCCATGATTATAGAAAGTGCTCTCTTGTCCAGTATTGAAGTTAAAATTAGATGATATATTTTTACTTGGAATATCAAGAGAACTTACAAGTGCGGTTGTATTAGATTCCTCAAAACTTATACTTTCATTATCTTTAAACTCACCTTCATTTAGTGCAATAAAACTTATTTGTGTTTCAGATAATATCTCAGATAAAATGGCAACAGTATTTGACTGTGATCCAACTATTTTTTCACCAATAATCAAATCACTGGCTTTACCAGTTTGATTATCTAAAGATGATATTGTTAATTTAGGACATGAGGGATCATTTGTATCAAGTGACTCAAAGATACCAAGAACACTTATTATATCTGGTGTATTTAAGGATATTTTTTTATCTTGAACACGAGTTCCAAATGGGAAACTACCAAAGCTCAATCCATCATTCAATGTAGTCGCTCCAATACCAGATCCAGATAGTTTTGATTTATCAACAACTAAACTATTAACTCTATTTTTTTTCTTAATTTTAGCTGATGGTTTTATTTTTGCTAATGTTGCAATTAATGTTGCATCCTCATTATTTGATAAATCTGAACCAACATTACTAATTTGTAGAGATGAATTGCCTCCACTAAAAGTGAATTTATCATCAGTAAGTAATTCTATTGTGCCATCTTGTCTAATTAAAGAATATCTATCATCATCAAAAGGTAAAAATGTTTCATTGTTACCGGAACTAACTGCTGCTGTCAATGAATCTGTTGAAGCGTTTATTTTTACATCAAATAATTTTTTAATTGTTAAAGTTGTGTTTGACAGATCAACATCAGACACAAATCGTTTTGGTAAAGAAGTGAATAAAGTATTATCCTGAGAACTCTCAAATGGTGATGTAACGAGAGTAAGATCTGAAAGTGTTGTTTCAGCAGTGGTAGGATCACCTATAGATAAACCACCATCACATATGCCACTTACTGTTGTAACACCAGTAATAGTTACATCATCTATTCCAACTGCAGTCACTCTTGCAAATTTTGGATCGTTAGTACCTGCTCCAAATTTTAATATATTACCAACTTTTATTTTTCCGGGAAACTGAGGATTTGAACTTGTGACTGTGCTTAATCCTGTAGTTAAATCAGATCTTTTTAAAAGACCGTTGCCAAATACAAACTCATCTTTTTGTACCACATCACCAGTAAAAGTTCTCGCAAACCCAACATCGCCAGAGCTTTGATCTGTGAGTCCAGGCCCACCAAATATTGATTTTACATCTGATACACCAAAACTTGTAACAGCGATAGATATTCTTGAATCTTCTACACCATCAAATATGAGTGGCTCATTAATAACAAAATCACCAGATTTTTCATAAATTTCTAAAGATGTTGTATTTGTGATTGAAGATCTCAAAAATCCTGTCGCACCACTAAATTTACCTTCAACGAAAGTTGGTGTTGAAAGTGTGTGATTTGCGTTTAAAGTTATTTTTGTAAATGTCTCAATATCAAATAAAGAAATATCCCATTGATTTATACTTGAATTTGATGTGTTATATGATCCAGATTCAAGTGCAAAATCATAAACTCTCGCAAGACCTATCTCTTCACCGGGAGCTGACATGATATTTGCAGCACTTTGACTACCTTGTCTTTGACTTCTTAAACTAACAATTTGTGTATTTCCAAAACCAACTTGAGGAGATCCAAGCACACGATTTAATTTAATTGTTGATCCAGTATTATAATTTACTCTCTGATTTTCAAGTAATTTTGTGGTTCTTGGTTTTTCAAAATCAAGATACGATGATCCAATTTTTTCAATTTCATAACCTTTAACAAACGCTTTTCCAGAAGATATTTGATATAAACCTAAACTCTCATCTGCCACTGATCCTTGATCAGTGGATTCTCCATCTCCAAATACGCCATTATTTCCTATTTGATTATTTAAAGACTCTTTTACACTTATTGAAAAAGGTTTTACAGTGTAATTACCAGATTCTGAAAATGTTCTCCTTGCTAGTTCATCACCTAAAATATTATAATCACTTGTAGTGGGTCTTGACTTTAACTCACCATCTCGGACAGACGCTAACTCTACAAAATCATTATCATTAACATCGTCAATACCTTTAAAAAATAATGAACATGTAATTTTTAAACGATCGGCACCGGGAGCTGCAAAATTATTAAATCCTTTTGAGTTATCTGTTAAAGTGGGATCCTCATCTGCATTTATTGTTTCCTCTAAAATTCGTAATCCAATTCTCCCTGTTGGAGAGTTTGAATATTGACTTAAAATTATTGTTTCAGTGTTTACAGTGACAAAAGTACCTCTTATGAAATATACACCCTCTGATATTGAATAAGATGCTCCAGTTGAAGTTGAGTTTGAAGATATTGTAGAGGCAAATGCTTCACCTGAAGGAATAAAAACGCTATTTTCAGGGCCTGATATAATATCTACGTCTGCTGCTAATAATTCACCATCAACAAATTTACCACCCTCATTATTTGCAGAATTTGAAGCGTAGTATTTTATGTAAAGAGTTAAATTACCTCTTTCTGAGTTTCTTGATTTTAATACTTTTGTTATAACCGCAGTAACACCTGATGATAATCCAACAATTTTTCGATCTAATAATTGATCGATATATGATTCTACTGTTATACCCAGATATTCATTATTAAGTTCAACACAAAAATAATCATTATAGTAAGATGTATTCCCCGGAATTACTTTTGCACCTTCCTTAAAAATGTGTTGACCAAATTTTGTGATTTGGTTTTGCAATATTGACTGTAATCCAGTTAACTCTCTTGCTTGAACAGGAAGTCCAGGCTTAAACAACACCTTATAGTAGTTGTCATCTGCATTAAAATCGTCAAAATATGGCGATACGTTTAGGTTAGTTGTTTGAGCCATGAGTTATTAGAACTGCAATATAACTTTAATGTCTTCTTTTTGATTAGAAGAACGAGTGATAGCTGGTCGATGATCAACATAAAGTATATTTCCAGAATATTTTTTAACTTCTGGATTTGACACGCCACTTGAAAATGTTTGACCAAGATAGTATGTTTTATTATTTATTGAGGTTGACAGACCATCAAATGTTGTGTTTATCTCAAGTGGTATACTGCCACCAGTGATACTTACACTACCACCGGTCGCTATGTCTGCCGTGAACCTATCAGCATTTAATCCAAATATAGGTGTTGTGGTAGCTGCACCCACAGTTGTAAATCCTGCCATTGTGCGATCTTGCCAATACTTCAATACACCTGTTATTTGATCATAACTTATAACTTTACCAATAGCAGTAACACCAGTTCCAGTTGTTTGAGTTATGATAGAATCTGCTGTAAAAGTCGCACTACTATATCCCGTTCCGGTTAAACGAAGAGCATAGGCTGCGCTTGCTTTATCTAAAGAAAGAAGTGATGATGAACCAAAAGCTTGTGGATTTTCTACAATACCTATTCTTGCAATTTGATTACCAGTGATGAAGTCTGGATTTTCTGAATCATTTTCAATTCTTGAATACACCAAGGCATTTGTTGCACCCAATTCTTTGTAAATGTCTGATCCATGTCCACCAGTTGGAGGAATAATAACATCAAGTTGAGGATAAGCATCTGGTCTTGGTAAACCACCTGCAACAATATCTACGTTACCAAATGTATATCCAGATCCTTGATTAGTTATATCGACAGATCCTATTTGTTGATCAGCGTTTACAACCACTGTGCACTCTGCGCCACTACCATCACCTTTAATTGGAACTCTAGTATATGTTCTATTTGCAGTTCCTAAACCAACGCCACGATTTTGAATTATAACAACTTTTATACCACCATCAACTGCATTATCTCTCACAGGAGCGTTATCAGTTCCAGTTGACCAATCTGATGGCACTGGCATAAATTCAGTAGAATCAAATTTTATTAATTCTGATGGTTTAATTGTATAGAGATACTTCCAAATATATCCATCACCGCTTGTGCCAGCAGCTTTTGGTTCTAAATCAGTAAAAGTTGGTTCATCAAGAGATGGTTTACCATCAGGTTGCTCTGGACTTGTTCCATTTTTTAAACAAATATAAACTCTAAAATCACTATTTAAAACAAAATAATTGGATGAGTATAATGATGTTCCTTGAGCGTGTTTAGGAGGGTTTATCACACTATAATCTGGTCTGTAATAATCATATGTTGTTCCAGAAGTCCAAGAATTCCTCTTAACAACTTGTTTTACATCAGTGTCATTTATTTTTTTAACAGCAATAATTGTATCCCAAATATCATTTTGATTATTAAAATTATCTATTGGTGAAGGTGGATCATCATCCCAGTCAGTTTGAATACTTGTTGGATCAGTCAAACCTACAAACGAATAATATGAATTAGTAGACGTTGAAACTCCCGCAACAAAATTCTTTGCATTTAATATTCTTATCTGATCAGTAATTATAGCTGCCATTTGAGATTTTTTTATTTATTTATGTGGAATAACTTTGAGTTTTTAAGAATGATTCTCTCTTGATAATTGGCCCAGTCAATATACCAGTGACACCGTTTGAAGTATTAACTGGGTATGATCGAACTGTGTTTCTATCATTTAATAATAATTTACCATAACTGTAATCACCAAAGTACATACTATGACCTAATCCAGTTAGACCATTTAAACTGTTAACGCTCACAACAACTTGCGTTACAACTGTAGATCCAAATCCCATCGCATCTGTTGTTACACCTAATGTGCGATGAGCAACACGATAAACATTGTCAATATAAGTCGTACCGACACCCACGGCACTGCCATCAGTATTTAGTGATGTTAATCCATGACCTACATTAGAATTTGT